CGAACCGCATGGCGAAAGACGTCAAGGCGGCCACAATGACAGATTTGACCGAATTGACACGCGACGAAATTGATTGGCAAATCCGAACGATCAAAGAAGAATTGGGCTTCGACCTTGACTTCGTCGCTCCGAACCCGCGCGCCGTGGCCAAGATCATTGAAAAGACCGCGTTCGCCGGTTTGACGTTGGATCAATGGTTCGACACCGTGTCGCGTTCAACGCAACGCAACGTCATGATCGCCGTGAACCGCGGGATCGTCGAAGGCGAAACCACGTCCCAAATCATGCGCCGCATTCGCGGAACACGCGCTTCAGGTTACACCGACGGCGTGTGGCAAACGACCCGACGTCAAGCCGAAACGATCACCCGGTCAACGATTAATCACGCAACGAATCAATCACGCTTTGAATTGTTCAAAGAAAACGAAGACATAATCAAAGGAATGCAATGGACGGCGACCCTTGACAGCCGAACAAGCGTGGTTTGTGCCGGTTTGGACGGACAGGTCTTCCCGTTGGATAAAGGGCCACGACCGCCAGCACACCCGAATTGTCGATCCACCATGACGGCCGTTTTGAACGATTGGAAAACGCTTGGTTTGGAAGACCTTGAAGAAGGAACCCGGGCGTCGATCAACGGACAGGTCCCGGCGTCCACAACGTTTGAATCGTGGTTGAAACGTCAACCGGCAAGCACTCAAGAAGACGTGTTGGGTGTGACGAAGGCCAAATTGTTCCGTGACGGGAATTTGCCAATTGAACGGTTCACCGACGCACGTTTGAAACCGTTGACGTTGGATCAACTTCGTCGTGAAGAAAAAAAGGCTTTCACACGTGCCGGAATTGAATTATAATAAAGTCGTTTATTCAAGGGATTTACGACGTCCCAATCAAATCAACCAATTTCCAAGGGGAATTTTAACATGCCAATGACACCCGAACAAATCGACGAAGCGTTGAAAAGCGACGAAGCACAAACCGCAATCAAAACAGCCGTTGACGCACAAGTCGAAGGGTTGAAAAACAAGAACACCGAATTATTGGGCAAGCTGAAAATTGCTTCGGAAGAAAAGACGGACGTGGTCAAACGTTTGGAAGACCTTGAAGCCGAAAAAACCAAGAATGTCGAACAAGGTTTAATGAAGGCGGGTGATTTTGACAAATTGAAGGCGCAAATCGAAGAACGCCACGCCAAGGAATTGAAGGATCGTGACGGTAAAATCGAAGGATTGAACGGTCAATTGAAAAAACATGTGATCGGGGAAGGTTTAACGGCCGCCCTTGTGAAAGCAAACGTCGCGAAACCTCTTATGGACGCGGCCAAGGCTTTGATTACAACGAATTATCAAGGTGAAATCGGCGACAACGACGGTTCACCTTTCGCGAAATTTGACGGCAAAGCCGTTGAAGAATTTGTCACAGGTTGGGCGCAATCGGACCAAGGGAAACATTTTGTTTCGGCTGATTCAAACAGCGGTGGAGGCTCTAATGGGGCAAACGGTAAAGGCAAGGTCGAAACCGGAAAGACAATCACACGGGCCGAATTTGACGGTTTGGATCAGGCTTCACGCATGGCCAAATCAAAAGAAGGCTTCAAGGTGGTTGACGCAACTTAACCAAACATTAACATAGAAAAGGAAATGAAATCATGCCTAATGTTTTAACTGATCTTGCCGCGGATATTTACAAAGCGGCCGACACGGTAGGCCGTGAATTAGTCGGGGCGATCCCGTCGGGTACTGTAAACGGTGGAAGCGAACAAGCGGCCGTCGGACAAAAGGTCAAATCACACTTCACGCGTGAATCGACCGTCAATGACATTACACCGGCAATGACAATCCCCGAAGGTGACAACCAAACCGTTGACAACAAAGAATTGACCATGACGAAACAACGTGGTGTTCAAATTCCTTGGACGGGTGAAGAAATCGGCTTCGTCAATGGCGGTGCGGGTTTTGAAACCATTTATGGTGACCAAATCGCGCAAGCTATGCGAAAAATCGCCAACGAAGCTGAAGCGGATTTTTGTGGTGAAATTTACAAAAACGCGTCACGTTCGGTTGGTGTAGCCGGGACAACACCGTTTGGTTCAAACTTCAACGTAATCGCGGAAGTTCGCCAGATCCTTGTTGACAACGGAATGCCAATGGACGGTCAAGCGTCCTTGATCCTTAACACCGCGGCCGGAACGAAACTTCGTAACCTTGCACAATTGCAAAAAGCGAACGAAGCCGGAAACGACGTGTTATTGCGCCAAGGCGAATTGTTGAACCTTCAAGGTTTAATGTTGAAAGAGTCGGCCGGTGTTCAATTGCACACCAAAGGAACCGGCGTAGACTACCTCTTGAACGGCGCGGTTGCGGTTGGTGACACGTCGATCGACATTGACACAGGAACGGGAACAATTTTGGCCGGTGACATTGTGACAATCGGAAATCATGCGTATGTGGTCGGAACCGCCTTGGCCGGTGGAACGATCATCATCAATGATCCGGGCGCACGTGAAGCCGTGGCCGACGGTGCGACCGTTACCGTTTCAGCAACACGGACGGCAAACTTTGCCTTCCACAAATCAGCGGCCGAAATCGCATTTCGTGCGCCGTTGAACCCGCCTGGTGGTGACGCCGCGGTTGACCAAATGTTGGTTCAAGACCCATTTTCGGGTCTTGTCTTCCAAGTGTCGGCCTATAAAGGTTATCACAAGGCAATGTTTGAAGTCGCCGCCGTTTGGGGCTTCAAAGCGTGGAAAGATCAGTTTATCACCGATCTTGCCGGTTAATCTTAGCCAAATGATCCCGGGCGTCACAAGCGTCCGGGATCATACTTTTAACCAACCATAAGGAACAATAAAATGATTAAAATGATTCGACAAAGCGACGGCAAAACCGCCAACGTCCACCCGGAAGAACAAACAGCATATGCCCTTGGTGGATATGTCAAAAGCGACGATCAACCGAAAAGCGCGGCCCCGGCCACAACGCCCGGCACGATTTCGGCGACGGCTCAAAAGCTAATCGACGACAACGGTTTGAAACTTGAAGAAATCACCGCGACGGGCCAAGGCGGTTCGATCACAGTGAAAGACGTGAAAGAAGCCGTAAAGGCCAAAAACGCCGGTGCGACTCCTCCACCACCGGCACCCGTCGCCGTTAAGAACGAACCCGTGTTTATCGACGAAACAACGAAAGAATTGGCCGACGACGTCGGTTTGGACGCTTCAACGTTGGTTGGCACCGGTAAAGACGGCGCGATCACGACTGCAGACGTTGAAAAAGCAATCGACGAAATCGAATAAGTCATGACAATTATTGTTGGCACCGACACATATTTAAGCGTTGCAGACGCGGACACGTATTGGTCAAACCGAAATGATTCGGTTTGGTCGGCGGCCACGGACTCAAACAAGGAATCGGCCCTTCGGGAAGCGACCCAATATGTAGACGGTGCCTTCAATTTTATCGGGACACAAAAGATCACGAACACATTGGCATGGCCGCGATTATCCGCGACCGTCCTTCACGGGAATTTTAAGGGCGTTACGTACGATTCAACGACGATCCCGCCCCAAATCAAAGACGCGGTCGCCGAATTGGCCCTTGAAGCCTTGTCGGCGCGCCTAGCACCTTCACGCGAACGTGGCGGGGCGATCAAACGCGAAAAAGTTGACGTCATTGAAGTCGAATATATGGATTTTGCACCGTCCGGGAAATCTTTTTCATTCGTCACAATGTTATTGAAACCTTTATTGTCCGGCGGCAATAAAAACACCGTTGGATTGGTTCGATCATGAAAATAATTGTATATCACGACACACAACAAGAAGCGAAACGCACAAGACGACCACGTCCCGGCGAAACGGTCACTTATGCCGCGATCAAAGACCACGACGAAAAGATCAATGACAAATTTGACGACGTCGTGATCCTTTGCAAAACAAAACCGAAAAAGGCCGTCGCGCCGAAGGAATGACATGGGGTTTGATTATTCAGGATTAGCACGAACCGCATTGGCGCAAATCGACGACAAAGGCCGTTCGATCAGCGTGGTTTATAAGACTGAAGGGACCTTGGATATTGACAACGACGTCGTGGTTGACGATAGCGAATCGACCGTGGTGTTGAAAGGTTTGGTCACATCATTTAATCAATCAGACATTGACGGAACAATGATTCGGCAAGAAGACGTTTTAATCCTTGTCGCCGCTTCAGGCGTCACGAAACCACGAACGGCCGACGTTATCATTGACGGTTCGAACGAATTGACGGTGGTCAACGTGGACGAAATCAAACCGGGTTCAACGGCCGTTTTATATAAAATTCAGGCGCGCGGGTGATCCATGTCAACATTCAAACAACAAGCGGACGCGGCATATAAAACAAAGGTCCTTGACCAATTGGAAAAGGCCGTCCGCGCCGTTGCGCTTGTTGTTGACGCTGAATTGGTTCGCCGGACACCAGTGGACACAGGTCGCGCCCGGGCGAATTGGCTTCCGTCCTTAAACACACCCGACACACGCGTTCTTGACGGCCCCGGCGGCAGTAAAAAGGGCAAATCATTCGTCCCGTCACGCGACACAACGGCCGAAGCCGTCACGCAACAATATAAATTGACCGACACTATATATATTTCAAACAATTTGCCGTATATTCAGGAATTGAACAACGGTTCAAGCCAACAAGCCCCGGCGGGTTTTGTCGATTCAGCGTTGGCCAAAGGGAAAAGGGCGGTTAAAAAGAAATGAATTTTGAACAATCCGAAGCGGAAATCCGAAAACACTTCAAAGACGCATGGGACGCTTTGACGCCTATTTCGTGGCCGGATATAAAATTTGATAGACCCGACGGCGAAAGTTGGGTAAGATTCAATTGTCAAGAAAATGACGGATCGCAAGTTTCAATGGGATCACCCGGAAACAATCGGTTCCGTCAATTCGGGATTGTGACAATTCAAGTGTTTCAACCCAACGGCCAAGGGTCAAAAGACGCAAGATCGAAAGCCACGGCCGCGCTAGGCGCGTTCAAGGGGATCACCACGACAAACGGTGTCAAGTTCTTTGACGCTTATTGTCGGAACGTAGGAAACGACGGAAATGGTTTTTATCAAATCAACGTTGTGACTTCGTTTTATTATGATGAAATAACTTAACCCGGAAGGATAAAAACCATGACCGATAGTTCACAAACCCGCTTGGCCTATATTGCGGAATCAACATATGGTACAACACCCGCCACACCGACGTTCTTGATACAACGGTTCGTGTCGGAATCACTTAACGCAAACATTGAAAACATTGTTTCAAACGAAATTCGCGCGGATCGTAACGTCGCGGACCTGATCCAAGTCGGCGCGAACGCAGGTGGTGCGGTCGATTTCGAATTGTCTTATGGATCGTTCGACGCTTGGTTGGAGTCGCTTATGTTTTCAACATGGTCGTCCAACGTTTTGAAAAACGGCAACACACAAAAATCATTCACGCTTGAAAAAACATTTGAAGCCGGGTCAACCGATCAATATCACCGTTTCACCGGTGCGGTCGCTGATTCACTTTCATTGGCAATTCAGGCGGGACAAATCGTCACGGGGTCGTTTGGCTTCTTGGCGAAAGGTGCGTCAACGGCACAAGCGGCGATCGGTTCTTCGTCCTATACGGCCGCCAACGCGAACCCAGTTATCAACGCGGC